TAAAATCTAAATTCTGGAAAGTATATTGGGCAATAGTTATATTATGTTTATTTCCTTTAATTATGATAATATGATAAAAAAAGAATGGCACTTTATGCAAACACCAAAAGAGAAAGCATACCAATTAGCAAAAGCATTTTATGTAGAAACAACAACAAGCACAGAAGCAAAAAAATGTGCTAAACTACATATAAGCCTTATACTAGAAAACGAAATACTAAAACCATCTAACAACATAGAATACTATCAAGAAGTATTAAACGAAATAGAAAAGCTATGATTATGGAAGCACACAATGTAAAATACGGAACAAAGGTAATAGTAACTGATGATAAAGTTAAAACACCACCTTCATCAATACCAATAAATAAAGGTGATGAAATTACAATATACAGACTTGATGGAATGTATTGCAATGGAATAGATAAAGATGGTAATAGAATTTACATTGCTGGATGGACTGAAGTTGAGCCTTGTATATAACAACGTATAACATCAACTAATAAACAAACTATGAACAGAAAGAAACTAATACAAAAGCTACAACAACTATTTGACAAATTACCAAAGGGTAAAGAAAGAAAAGCAATAAGAGAAAGACTGTTAAAATTAAAGCTAAATAAAAACGTTGAGTAATTACGTTATATAATTGAATAAACAAATTTATTTCAAATGGATAAAAGAAAAAATAACGGTGGTGCAAGAGAGGGTGCTGGTAGACCAAAGAAAGCAGACGAACTAAAACTAATAGAAAAGTTAGATAACCTTATTGATAATGATGAGGTAATAAAAACACTTGGCAAACAAATACTAAAAGGTGATAGTCGTGCTATGTCATTGTACTTTGGTTATAGATATGGTAAACCTAAAGAGAGTGTAGATATAACATCAACAGATGGGTTTAATATTAACTTTAAAGATATTATAAAATTTAAGTGATAGAAGTTGACCCAAAGTATAAACCAATCCAAACATCAGATGCAAGATACTATATTGTTACTGGTGGTCGTGGTTCTGGTAAATCGTATTCTATAAACTTACTATTGTTGTTGCTCACTTTTGAAGCTGGGCATACAATCTTGTTTACTAGGTTTACACTATCATCTGCATACATATCTATTATACCAGAATTTATAGACAAGATAGAAACACTTAAACTACAACACGTTTTTTATATAACAAAAGATGAAATACGAAATAAGCTATCTGGAAGCAAGATAATCTTTAAAGGTATCAAGACATCAAGTGGTGACCAAACGGCTAACCTAAAGTCTTTAACTAACGTTAGCACGTGGGTAATGGATGAAGCAGAAGAACTGCAAGATGAAAACATCTTTGACAAGATAGATTTAAGTGTAAGAAACCTAAACCAAAAGAATAGGGTAATACTTATTTTAAACCCAGTTACAAAAGAGCATTGGATATACAATAGGTTCTTTGAAGATAAAGGTGTACAAGCTGGTGTAAACTCAACCAAAGGAAATACAACCTACATACACACCACATATTTAGATAACGTAGAAAACCTATCTAAAAGCTATTTAGAGCAAATAGAAAACATTAAGAAACGCAGACCAGAGAAATACAAACATCAAATGCTTGGTGGATGGTTGGCAAAAGCTGAAGGTGTTATATTTACTAATTGGAAGATAGGTGAGTTTAAAAAAGTTGGTGTAAGTGTCTTTGGACAAGATTATGGTTTTGCAGCAGATGAAAATACATTAGTAGAAACTAACATAGATACAAACAATAAGATAATCTATTTAAAGGAATGTTTTTACTTGAAAGGTCTTACCACATCACAAATAGCTGAACTAAACCTTAAACACGCTAAAAACCATCTTATAGTAGGTGATAGTGCTGAACCAAGATTACTACACGAACTTAAAGCAAAAGGTTGCAATGTAGTCAAAGCAATAAAAGGTCAAGGTTCAATTACCTATGGCATAGCTTTACTACAAGACTATGATTTAGTTGTAGAAGAAAACAGTATCAACCTCATCAAAGAACTAAACAACTATTCTTGGTTGGAGAAAAAGTCTAAAACACCACAAGACAAATTCAACCATATTATTGATGCAATACGTTATTCTGTATCGTATCAACTACAAAACCCAAACAGGGGTAATTACTTTATTTCATAAAAGTTATTAAATTATTTGTTGGTATGTTATTTATTTGTATATTGCGGTATATTAATTTAATAAAACAGATATGAAAGACACAGTTAATTTACCAGTAGATGAATTTCAAAAGCTATATGCTATTAAGTTGAGGTTAGAAACCTACTTTAGTTATATGGAAGATAACAGAGGTGCTTTAAAAGCTATTGCACCAACTTTTTTAGATGATGCTAAAGAATACATTAAAGAATATAACGAACTTACAAATGAAAAGGTTTAAAACACAAATAATAATAGTATTAATCATAGCATTTTTTGCGGTAGTATTAAATGCTTTAAACATATATATAAATGTATAGTAATTGTTGTGGTGCAGAAGCATCTTATTTAAGTGATGAAATATGTGGCGATTGTTTAGAACACGCAGTATTTAAAGAAATAGAAGAATAATGAAAAAATTAATAAACAGATTTTTAGTAAAGAAAAGCATCAGACCATACAAGGTAGTACCTTTATCAACTGGTGTAATTGTAGAACATTACCGTAATGGTAAACTTAAAACAGAATATTATGGATTGGTATAGTACCCCAGATTACCCAGAGTATGAATGTCCCGTATGTGGAGATACAACAGAAAAAGAAGGTGTTTGTAGTAACACTTGCTTTGAAGCCGATATGATGTAACGTACAAGAATATGATTAGTGCGTGTGTAAACTATTAAGTTGACAAATAAAGAAAAAAGTAAACAGATAGGTTTACATATAATAAATAAGTAGTATTACACACAACGTGTTTGTGTATGAATTGAAGCGTATAAATAAGTATTAAAGATTGAATAATAAAACACTAAAATAAATAATAACTAAACAACGGATAAGCGAATAATAGCTTTTGTTTATACACGTTGTTATACGACGTTTAGCGATGAAAATAAATACTAAAATTAGAAAGAAAGTAATTGAAAAAATACTGAAAAGGTTAAATAATAAAATGGATAAATTAAGCCCTTATGGATTCGAAGACCCTATGGACACTTACTATCTTATTGAATATTGGGAAGATAAGCTAAATGACTTATAACAACGAATAACATCAATAGAAAGATTTAGTTAAGTTGAGTTTTGTTTAAGAGGTGCATCAGAAATGGTGTGCCTTTTTTTATTATATTTACCTTAGTATAAAAAACCATTTTAAAAACGTTATATAAATATGAAAGTTGAATTAATCATACCAAGTGACCTATCTGAAATATCTTTGAAGCAATATCAGAAGTTTCTAAAAATACAAGAAACCAATGATGATAGTTATTTCTTACAATGTAAAATGATAGAGATATTTTGTAACCTGGATGCAAAAAGTGCAAGGTTATTAAAACTAACAGATGCAGATAGAATTGTTGAGATTATAAATAATATGTTTGAAGATAAACCAAGTTTAATAAGAACCTTTAAAATAGGTGGTGTTGAATATGGTATAATTCCAGACTTGGATGAAATGAGTTTAGGTGAGTATATAGATTTAGATACTTACATTGGTGACTGGCAAAATATGCAAATAGCAATGAATGTATTATACAGACCAATCAGTAAAAAGATAGGTGACAAGTATTTGATTAATGAATATACTTTAGATGCAAAAGAAAAGTTAGAAGAAATACCTATGGATGTGGTATTGGGTTCAATTTTTTTTTTGTACAATTTAGGAATAGACTTGTCGAAAACTATGGTGGATTATTTGGAAGCACCGCAGATGGACAGCTTGATGCAGAAACAAATTTTTCAAGAAAGTATGGATGGTATCAAAGCATCTTCACTGCACTCGCTCAAAACGATATTAGAAGACTTGAAGATATCACTAAACTAAACGTACATAAATGCTTATACACTTTAGAATATTTAAAAGAGAAAGCAGAAATGGAAGCTAAAAGAATTAAAAAGAATTTCAAATGAGCCAACAAGGTATAAGAGGGTATTATCAACTTACCTCAACAATAGAAGAACAATTAAAAGGTACAGAATTTACTAATACAGTTTCTATTGGTGACATAAGCAAAGTGAACCTAAACAAGCAAGACATATTTCCATTAGCGCATATGATTGTAAATAGTGTTTCAGCAGAAGAACAAGTGTTGAGGTTTAACATAAGTATTTTAGCTTGTGATATTGTAGACCAATCAAAAGATATAACAACAGATAGATTTACTGGTAATGATAATGAACAAGATATTCTAAACACGCAGCTATTGGTTTTAAACAAGCTAATACAGAAGTTAAGGATGGGTTCATTACATACAGATATGTACCAACTTGATGGCAATCCAAGTTTAACACCTTTCAGTGATAGATTTGAAAATGAACTTGCTGGTTGGACAGCAGACATTACTATTTTAATTTACAATGATATATACATTTGCTAATGCAGTTTAAAAACGTAGATGAAATATTAAATAAGTATGGTAAGTATGTTGTACAGCAATCTAAATCAAACCTAACCAAAGATAAAAAAGGTGGTGGTGATTTATACAATTCAGTTAGTTACGTTATAGACAAAAGCCAAGATGATTTTTTGTTAGAATTTCTAATGGAAGATTACGGTGTATTTGTAGATAAAGGTGTAAAAGGTAAAACCTCAACCTATCCAGAAACAAGTGCTGCATTATCAAAGTTTCAATATGGTAGTGGTACTGGTCCAAAAGGTGGTTTAACAAAAGCACTTTACAATCCAGAAACAAAAAGTGGTTGGATAAAGAAAAAGAAGTTTCAATGGAAAGATAAAAAAACTGGAAGATTTTTGTCTTACGAAAGTATGAGTTATTTAATTGCAAGAAGTATTTATAACAAAGGTTTAAAAGCAAACTTATTTTTTACAAAACCATTTGAAGCGGGATTAAAAAGATTACCAGATGATTTATCAAAAGCATTTGTGTTAGACATTGAAGATGGTATAATATTAGGAACAAAATAAATTATGGATTGGACATTAGGCATAGCATTTCATTTTCCACATAACAGACTTATGTTAGGTTGGGAGTACATAGCAAAAGATGAAAGATATACATACACAACAATAAGGTTATATTTATTTATAGCTACACTAACACTAGATTTTTAAGATGGCAAATATAGCATTAAGAAACCCACAGTTTAAATACATAGAAGTAATTGGAGCAAGGTCTGTTGTGTGTACAGTAACTATTGATGGAACTTTAAGATATACATTAACAAAGAATTTGCCTTTATCATTTGTTGGTTCTGAAACAGTTAATTTTGATATTGCAGAACTTGCAAGGGATTATATAGAGATTACTTACCAAAGTAGTTATGTGCCACAGAAAGTTGATATTTCAACAGTAATAAAAGGCTATACATTAATTAATGGAGGCGGTTCAGAACTTAATACAGTTACATATACAGATAAAGGATTTGAAGCCTATGGAACTTTTGAGGAGGGTGTGAATCCAGAAGTACCTTTTGGCAGAACTGCACCTACTTATTTAATACCTATAAATGAAGATACAGATACCTTTACAATATTAGCACCTAATAATACTGCTGGTAAATTACCAAGCGTAACATCTTTAGGTGGAACTATAGCCACATCATTTACTTCATCTGCTACAAGTGTAACAAATGTTGATGGGGTTGTTTGTAACATTAAAAGAATAGATTGCACAAAGTATGGTGAGGGTAAAAAAATTATATACATAAACAAATATGGTGCACAACAAGATTTGTGGTTTTTCTTAAAAGAAACTAAAAACCTAGCACGAACTAATGAGGGTTACAAGTCAAACACAATAACCTATCCAAGTGGTTCAAATGCCACCTATAATGTACAAAATGCACCTAACAAAGTATTTAATACACAAGCAAAACAAACACATACTTTAAGTAGTGGATATTATCCAGAGTTTGCTAACCAACAATTTGAAGAACTACTATTAAGTGAATACATATGGTTATCTACTGTTAGAAAAGGAAGTGGTATAATCATACCAGTTAAAGTTAAAACCTCAACAGTAGCCTTTAAAACAAGTGTAAACGATAGGTTGATAGAATACACTATGGAGTTTGAAGAAGCCTTTGATTATATAAACAACATTAGATAAATGCGCAGACTACAATTATATATTGGTACTGAAAGAGTTGATTTATTTAAAGATGAAAGTGTATCACTTACACAAACAATCCAAAATGTAAAGGATATTGCAAAGGTGTTTACAGAGTTTACACAAACATTTGCAGTACCAGCATCTAAAGAAAACAATAAAATATTTCAGCACTATTATAATTTTGATATTGACTTTGGTTTTGATGCAAGAAATAAAGCAGATGCAAGACTAGAGTTAAATGATTTGCCTTTTAAGAATGGTAAAATAAAACTTAATAGTGTTGATTTAAAAAACAATGCAGCACATACATATCACATTACTTTCTTTGGTAATACAGTAAACCTTAAAGATGTTTTAGGTGATGACTTGTTAAGTAGTTTAGGAGCATTAGATGATTACTCACAAGTATATGATTACGCAAATATAAGAGATACAATACAAGGTTTTCCAACTGGAAATAATAACATAGCTGTACCTTTAATTACGCATACAAACAGATTAATATATAATAGTGGTTCACATAGTACATTTGACCCCGAAGCAACAACAAACAATATATATCCACACGGAAGTGGTACACAACAACAGAATGGAGTTGATTGGAAGCAGTTTAAATATGCTTTAAGAATACAAACTATAATAAGTGCAATAGAAGCTAAATATACTATTGCAAATGGTTATGGTTCAGATATTGTTTTTTCAGATGATTTTTTTAATGATACTACAAATGAAGAATTTGATGATTTGTTTATGTGGTTACATAGAAAAAAAGGTAATGTAGAAACACCAAGTTTTGGAGATGCAAGTTGGACAAGAGTTACAGAATTAGGAACAGAAACAACAACTGGTGATTATGATGTAATGACACCTATTGCAAATGTAAGCAATGGTGAGTTTACTATTAATTCATCTTTTGGGGATTATGGTAATTATGATTTTGATTTATTATTTACGCCAACAAATTTATTACTACCATATGATGTTAGGGTAACAGAAACTAATACGGGTACTGTTGTTGTAGAAAATGGTATTGTAGGACAATATTACTTTTATCAAAACCAAGAATTAGATGACGGAACATACACAATAGATATTCGCTCAGAGCAACTTGTAACCTTTTCTGCTGGTGGTATTAAATGGACTGCTGATGTTGAAGAAAGAGATGATGAACAACAAACATTAGATGGTACGGTTTCATTTAGTAATGCAGCAACATTTTCTACAAGTGCAGTATTTGAATTTAACATTACACAACAGATACCAAAAATAAAAATTATAGACTTTCTATCTGGCTTGTTTAAGATGTTTAATCTAACTGCTTATGTAAATGATGTTGGTGTAATTGTCGTGCAAGAGTTAGATAAATTTTATGAAAGATATTCAGATTTAACAAGTGGATTTATTGCAAGAGTTGAAGCTGATGGAGGTGTTGTTGAATCACCTTTGTGCATTGATTATACATTTGGTATTCAAATACAAAAAATTAATATAGATAAATACCTAGATACTACAAAATCTAATGTTGCAGTTGCACTACCTTTTAAGGAAATAAATTTTAGTTACAAAGGTTTAGGTACTTTATTAGCAAAACAATTTGAACAAATATTTAATTCTGGTTGGGGTTCTATAAGTTATAAATTAGACAATAGAATATATGATGCACCAACAGAAAGCTATAAAGTTGAATTGCCTTTTGAGCATATGCAGTATGAAAGACTTTATGATATTAACCCAATCACGCCTACGTCAACTGATGTACAATATGGTTATTTTGTAGATGATAATTTTGAATCATATTATGGTGAACCTTTATTGTTTTATCCTATCCTAAACAATGGTACATCAATAAGAATAAGAGATGAAGAAACAGAAGATGAAGATGATATAACAAGATATTTCATACCATCAAATAGTTTGGCTTTGGATTGTTCTACAAGTAAAGTAAACATACATTTTCAAAATGAAATAAACGAATACACAGCAAGAGAAGCTGGTGACCCAACTTGTTTTACAGATACTTTATTTGAAACTAAATACAAGACTTATATTCAAGATGTGTTTAATGAAAAAAGAAGATTAACAAAAGTAACAGCATACCTACCAATGAAAGTATATTATAACTTAAAACTAAATGACTTAATAGAAATAGGTCAAGACACTTATAAGATAAATTCATTAACAACAGATTTAACAACTGGTAAAACAGAATTTGAATTACTAAACACAATACTATGATTAAGAATATAATTGACTTGTTACAAGTTGTTGATGGTGAAACTGAAAACATAAGAATAGCACAAGGAAAATACAAATTAGCAGAAACACTAACAGAGGGTGTTAAACAAACAAAAAGAAAGTTAAGATGGCACAAAAAATAGAAGTTGAATTTGAGTTAAAATACAAAGAAGCCGTTAAGAATTTAGATGAGTTTCAAAAGGAGTATGCAAAACTTGAAAAGGAAGTTGTAAGTGCTAATGAAAAGACTGCTGAAAGTTTAGAAAAAGTTGAAAAAGGTGCAAAGGACGGTGCAAAGGGTATTAAGAAAGTTGGTGTATCAATAGGAAACCTTGCAAAAGCATCTGGTATTATATTCTTATTACAGAAAGCATTTGAATTTGTGAGTACTGCCGTACAAGAGAACCAAGAAGTAATGGATGGTTTAAATGTTGTATTTAAAACTGCTCAAATAGTATTCAATGAAGTACTTGGTGTTATAACAGATGTGTATAAAAGTGTAACATCTGCATCTGAAAACTTTGACGCTTTAGGAAAGGTTATGGGTGGTTTATTAACCATTGCAGTTACACCTTTAAAGGTTGCTTTTTATGGTATTCAATTAGGAATACAAGCAGCACAGTTAGCTTGGGAACAATCTGTATTTGGTGATGGTGACACAGAAACAATAAAAGCCTTAAATGAAAGTATTGCAGAAACCAAAGCTAATTTAAAAGAAGTAGGTGATGAAGCGGTACAAGCAGGAACAGATGTTGTTACAAATTTTGTTGAAGCAGTACAAGAAGCGGGTGCAATAGGTTCACAACTTGTTGAGGGTGTAAAAGAAATAAGTATTGAAGCTGCATTAGAAACAGCAAAAGCAAACCAAGCATTAGAAAAGTCTGCACAAATAGCTGCTGCACAAAGTAGAATACTATTAGAACAATATGATAGACAAGCAGAACTACAAAGACAAATTAGAGATGATGAAACAAAAAGTATTGAAGAAAGACAAGCTGCAAACAATGAGTTAAATAATATTCTTGTAAAGCAAGAAGAAGAAATGACTAAAAATGCTAAATTAGTCAAAGCAGCAGCACAAGCACAATTTGATTTAACTGGTAAAACAGAAGATTATGTTGCGGTATTAGAAGCTGAAGCAGAAGTACAAGCGGTTGCAGCTACGGTAACTGGGTTTAAATCAGAACAACAAACCAACGCAAACGCTTTATTAAAAGAAGCAACAGAATTAACAAACGCACAAGCAGAAAGTGAAAGCACATTATCAATAGCTAAACAAAGATTAGCAGCGGAAGAAATAGAAAATGGACTTTTACGTATACAAGAATTACAAAGAATTGATGAATTAGAAAAAGAACAAGAAACAAAAAGATTACAAGCAATAGTAGATAATGCAAATGCTGGAACACAAGCAAAGATAGATGCACAAATAGCTTTAAATGATTTTATAGCACAATCAGATGAACAAAGTGTAGCGAGAACAAGAGAAATAGCAGATGCTAAAATAGAAATTGCAAATCAAGAAGCAGAAGCAAAAAAGAAAACATTAAATGATACTGCAAATGTATTACAAAACTTTAGTAGTATAGCTGGTGAAGAAACTGCTGCTGGTAAAGCCTTTGCGGTTGCTGCTGCAACTATAAACACATATAGAGGGGTTTCTGATGCACTTGCTGCGGTTACAGTTACACCTTTTGAAACTGCTTTAAAATTTGCTAATGCTGCTGCAATAGGTGTAGCGGGTATTGCTAATGTAAAAAAGATATTAAGTGTACAAGTACCAGGTGGTAGCGGTGGAGCACCAAGTGGTGGAGTACCAACAACTACAACATCACAACCACCAGCATTTAATGTAGTGGGTGCAAGTGGTGAAACACAATTAGCAGATGCAATAGGTAGTCAAACACAACAACCTACAAGAGCATATGTAGTAAGTAATGATGTAACTACTGCACAAGAGATGGATAGAAACATTATTGAGGGTGCAAGCATCTAAATGCAAATTTAAAAATTAAACACGTTATATATTTATGAAGATAATTGAACTTATTTTAGACGAAGAACAAGATGATATTGGAGTAGATGCAATTTCTATTGTAGAAAGTCCAGCTATTGAAAGTGATTTTGTTGCTTTAAAGAACCAAGAAATAAAGTTAGCAGAAGTAGACAAAGAAAAGAAGATACTAATGGGTGCTTTATTAATACCTAATAAGCCTATTTACCGCAATGGTGGTGAGGGTGAGTATTACATATACTTTTCAAAAGATACTATCGTAAAAGCATCTCAAATGTTCTTACAAAATGGCAAACAAAGTAACTCAACATTAGAACACAACCAAGCATTGAATGGTTTAACGTTAGTTGAAAGTTGGATAGTAGAAAGCAAAGAACAAGATAAATCTGCAATGTATGGTTTAGATGTACCAGTAGGTACTTGGATGGGAAGTGTAAAAGTAAACAATGAAGATGTTTGGAATGAGTATGTTAAAACAAATAAAGTTAAGGGTTTTTCTATTGAGGGTTACTTTGCGGATAAAATGGAAGCACCTAAAGAAAATGTTGAAGAACAATTAAGTGAAGAATTATTAAGTAAAATTAAATCTATATTAAATAAATAAGTATGAAAAGTAACATTGAAAAAGTTTATAGCAAACTACCAAAAACAGAATTAGCAAAAGTTGAGTTAGCGAGTATTGAAGAACTAAATAAATTTGTTTCATCATTAAAAACTGCATTAAAACAATTAGAAAGTAACAGAAGTAAATTAAGTTCAAATCTTAAAGACATAGAAAAGGTTGAAAATGATTTAAAGAAAAATTATAACACAGCATTAAAAAACAAAAATGCCACAGATACAGCTACTAAAAATGCTGAAAAATTAGCAGACCAAATAGCAAAACAAGCTAAAGAATTGGGTATAAATCCACGTTCAATAGATAATGTAGATGTATTAATTTCACTAATAGAACAAATTGAGGGAACACAAGAAACAATAGATAGTTTTATTAATATGTCAAAAAAATACATATAAACTAAATGCAAAGAAACAACAAAAATAAAACATTTATACCAAGTAGAACATCACCTACTGGCGGTGGTCGTGCTTGTTTATGTTGGGACACTAAAAAGTATTCTATCTCTTGTTGTGATGGTTCTATTCA